GGAGCAAAGTATAATCCTTTTGCTGTAGGTGGTTCAGAGAGTATTCATGATTTCTAAAGTTGTTAAATAGTAAGTAGTATAGAACTGGTTATCATCTGTGTTTGAATATTTCTATCATGAGATTCTGCGAAAAACCGTAATTGGTTTTGGTACGCTTTTTAATAACATAACTATAAAGCATCTTGACAGTAATGCTAAGGCTGTTAGTGTCATGAAAGTACCACTTGCATATGGTCCTATCCAAAAGTTTTTGGCGAGGATTGAGCAAGCACCTGATTTAAAGAATGCACAGACTTTAACACTTCCCAGACTATCATTTGAATTTACTGGACTTAGTTACGATCCTACAAGAAAAGTAACTCAGACTCAAACTTTCTTAACTTCACCCACTGGTGAGAAAACTAAGGCAAAGAAAGTTTATATGCCAGTTCCATATAATATGACATTTGAACTCAATCTGATTGCCAAATTAAATGACGATGCATTACAGATTGTTGAACAAATATTACCATACTTCCAACCTTCTTATAACCTAACAATCAACCTATTATCTACTATTGGTGAGAAAAGAGACGTTCCAATAGTTTTAGATAATGTCACTTTTACTGATGACTATGAAGGAGATTTTTCAGAGCGTAGAGCATTAATTTATACACTTACATTTACTGCAAAGACATATCTATTCGGGCCTATTCCTTCTGCATCTGGTGGACTTATTAAGAAAGCAACCATCGATTACAGTACAAGGAAAGGTAAGGACTTTAGAAGAGAGGTTCGTTATAGTGTTACACCACGTGCAGTTAAGGATTACACTGGCGATGGTATAACATATCTTGCAGAAAATCTTGACGATAAAGAAACTCTTATTACAGTCGGAGATGCTTCTGGTTTAGCAGTTGGCAATAGAATTTACGTTGATACAGAGACTATTAAGATTAAGGAGATTGATGGCAATAATCTTGTCGTTCTCCGTGGAGAAGATGGAACTTCAGCAGCAGAACATGTTGAAGGTTCCACTGTAGATCTTATCGACACTGCTGATAATGCTCTCATCGAAATTGGTGATGATTTTGGATTCAATGAAACAACTTCATTCTACCAAGACTTTAGAGAATATAGTCCATCTCAGAATAAGGATGTATAATCATGGCAGACTTTACTGAATTGGAAAAAACGTTTGATGTTGCAAGTGAGGTTGTAGCAGACGTTAAGAAGGTTGGTATCCAAAAACCACCCGTAGATAGGGACAAGACGGATATCAGAAATGATTACGAATACACAAGAGGCAATTTATACTCTATCATTGAAAAAGGACAAGAAGCAATTAATGGAATTCTTGAACTTGCTCAAGAGAGTGACATGCCAAGAGCATACGAAGTTGCTGGACAATTAGTTAAATCAGTTTCAGATGCTACTGATAAACTAATGGATTTGCAGAAGAAACTTAAAGATGTAGAAGAGGAAACAGTACAGAAAGGCCCATCTACTGTTAACAATTCACTCTTTGTTGGTTCTACTGCTGATTTGGCAAAGATGCTAAAAGAGGCCACTAAGGCCCAAAATAAATAAGAATATGGTAAACAAAACTCCTATTGCTAATCTACCGTCAATAGACGAGTTTATTGTCGAGCCTGCATTACCATCGGTAGAAGAATTTTTAGAGAAAGAAGAAATTGTAGAAGAAGTTCAAACCATTGAGGATGCTGATGGTAATTCCTTTCTAGAAATAGAGGATGTTGTCAAAGCACCTGAATGGAGTGAATTGGTAAGGATGGTTAATGATGTCCGTAATGACATACCAGAGATACCAGAAATAAAAGATTATGCACCAGAATTAGAAGAGTTATCTGCTAGTATCCAACAAGTAAAAGATGAGATACCAGTAGTACCTGAAGTTAGATATTATGAAAATGAGTTAGAAGCATTACGTGAATCAATTAATAAAGTTGAAGAATCTATACCAACTTTACCTACTTGGATTCACAAAGTCACTGAAGTCCCTGATTTTGCTTGGGTTGGAAAAGGATTCAATGTTATTGATGAGGATTTCAGAGGAGTTAGAGATACCATATCAACACTTGCTGCAAGGGTAACTACTGAGTTAGAAAAGATACATGAAGAAAGTGATACTAAATCATTTGAAACAAAGACTGATTTTAAGACTATTCACGAAAGAGTTGATGTTGTAAGAAAGGATATCTTTAAAGAACTTAGAGAACAATCTACTGTTATCTGGAATCTTCAAAAGAAATTAAAGAGTAACCAGAAAGAGTTTGAGATAACTTTTAACGAAAAAGTAGGTGAAAGATTTGATGCCTTTAGTGAAGTAACAAAGAAAACTGTAGATAACTTACAAGAATCATTTGTAGAGTCTACAGATAATCTTGCCAAGCATATGGATGGTGAGGTTAAATCTCTTCAAGAAAGAATAAAATCTTTACCTAAACCAAAATATTATGAAGAAGATTTAAAAGTTATCAAAAAAGAACTTAAAAATCTAACTGAATTAAAAGCACTTGTTTATGATATTCAATTGAAACAGAAAGATCTTTCAATGATTCAGGAAGGTATTCTAAATGAACCACCAGATACCGCAGAGAATATTGGTACTGGAACAGATCCACTAACACCAATGGATCAGAAATTTGCTACTCTTAAAGATTTAGCAGAACATTATAGAATTTTCATTAATAGAATACAAACTCAACTGTCAACTATGGGTGGCGGTGGTGCTGGAGCCATTAAGGATTTGGATGATGTTGATTTTGATCAGACTACTGGTGACAATCAGTTATTGATATTTGATCAAGCAAATACTAAATGGGTAGGTATTGCTAGTACTGCTCTTTCCCCTGCTGCAGAGACTTTAGATCAGACTTTAACACAAGGTAATACATCAACATTTGGTATGGATGTTGGTATTGTTACTTCCACTGGTGGAATGTCAATTAAAGGTGTTGCTATAGTTAGTGATACTACCAATTCAACATCAGGAACTACTGGAGCATTGATTGTATCTGGTGGTGTTGGTATTGCTAAGAGTCTTCATGTTACTGGTAATATATCTTGTGCAGGAACTACCTATTATGAAGATGTAACTAACATAGATTCTGTTGGTATTGTTACTGCTAGAACAAGATTACTTGTAGGTACAGGAGTTACTTATGGACCTACTGAATTAGTTGTTGATGGTGATGGAAGAGTTACTGGAGTATTAACTGTAGGTACTGGTTCTATTACTCTAGATCCTTCTACTGATACTATTACTGCAGCAGTAATCGAACAAACTGATGGTGTTAAATTATCTGATAAAGCATCAATAGGAATGGTATTAGCACTAGGATGAAGACATTTAAACAATTCATGTCGGAGACTCCTAATATGTCTGGCCCAGTAGGGCCTAATAACCCTGCTATGGCAGGATATGTACCAAAGTTATTCGCACATGATACAACTCCTTTAGATCAAGGTTTCCAAGGACCAGGTGAAACAGGACAAGATAGATATAACAGATTTTTTGGAGTTGTACCTGTTGAGAAGATGACTCTACAGACTAGACTTGATGGAAATGACTCTATTGATGGGATGATAGATGCCTCAAAAGAGTATGTTAATAAGATAGATGATCACAACAGTATTGTAAGATTAAATCAAGTTAAAAGATGGTCAATGGGTGTTAGAGACTAAATTCGTATATATATTAAGCCCTGCAAAAAGTGAATGCCTGAGGAAGTAAAAGAAGAAATCAAAGAGGAAGAGGTTGCTGAAGAAAAAGGTGCTCTTGGTAAGTTAAAGGATGCAATACTACCAGACGCTGAAGAACAAGCAGCAATCGTTAGTACATTTGTACGTCTCGGCGTGTTGGTTTGGTCGGGGGGAATATTGACCCTTAATTACGTGGCTATCCCAGGTGTTCCTCAACAGAAAATAGATCCAACATTTATTGCTTCGGTATTTACGGGAGTTTTAGCTAGCTTCGGAATTCAGACAGCATCTAAGAAAGGTGATGGTACTATGAAGATGAATGGTAATGGTAATGGTGGACCTAATGGTGGACCTCCTCCTGCTACTGCAAAGGATATTGAAGCAATCATTGCTAAAGCTGGTCCTTCTCAAACTATCCGTATTGAGCAAGCACCTCTAAAAATAGTTGGTGTTTCAAAAGATACTAAGGAAACTTACGAACTTTAAAGTCATGCAAAAATTAGTAAATGTCGTTGCTATTGCGTCTGGTGCTGTATCTATTGCCCTTATTGGCAGTGGCTTATTTGTATATGTCAACAGAGATTCTATCATTGATTCAGTTAAGCAACAAGCTATTGAAGCTGTTACTGGATCACTTGGTGGATTGGGTGGCGGCGCACTTCCTCTTGGGACCAATGATCTTGCTCCTAGTGTTGGTGATACCCCTGGTATGGATCTTCCGACGCAAGCGGCGGGAATACCTGGACTCTGATATAGAAGATTATCATGGTTAATGTCTTCTTTTGTAAAGATAAAGAAGACATTAAATGTTTAAATAGTTCCATGAGTGTTATCATCTACCAAGAAGAGATAGAACTTCTGGAAGAAGAAAAGGCAGAACTTCAAAAAGAGGTTCTGTTTCTTCGTAGGAAGTTAAAATACTATCAGCAAGTATTAGAAGAAGACTGATATAAATATAAGGAGACTTCTTATTTCTTATGAAGGATTGTCCTCCTGGAAAATACTATTGCAATAAAGAGAAGAAGTGTATGCCTATTCCACGAGGATACTATGTGGGTC